AGGTGGTCGACATCGCCCGCGCGTTCGGCGTGCCGCCGCACATGATTGGCGAGACGACCGGCGCGTCGGCAGTCGGGGCAGGCTATGAGCAGCAGGCGCGCGACTTCGTCATGCACACGCTGCGGCTGCACATCAAGCGGCTCGAGCAGGAGCTGAATCGAAAGCTCTTTCCCCGTGACACCGGCAAGTTCGTGCGCTTCGACCTGGGCGACCTGATCGAAGGCGACAGCAAGGCTCAGGCGGAATACAACCGCGCCGCGCTCGGCGGCCCTGGAACCGGCCAAGGCTGGATGTCCGTCAACGAGATCCGCAAGCAGAAGGGCCTTGCGCCCATGAAGGGCGGCGACGAAATCTTCGACCCGCGCACCGTCCAGAAAGGCACCAATGAGAATCCTCCAGCTCCTGCGTGACAACGCCGCGCGTGACAAGCGCCCAGTCAACGTCGCCCGCAATGGCGACGAGGCCGCGATCTACGTCTATGACGTCATCTCGAAGGATTGGGGCGTGTCGGCGCTGAGCGTGGTCGATGCGATTGCCCAAGCGGGCGACGCGAAGACGCTGAACGTCCATATCAACAGCCCAGGCGGCGACGTGTTCGAGGGGCGCGCCATCATGGCCGCCATTGCTGCCTTTCCCGGAAAGACCGTTGCCGTGATCGACAGCCTGTGCGCGTCGGCGGCGACGAGCATCGCGCTCGCCTGCAGCGAAGTGCAGATGGCCGATGGCGCGTTCTTCATGATCCACAACGCCATGGGATTGGCCTTTGGCGACAAGTCGGACATGCGCGAGACCGCCGACACGCTGGAAAAGGTCGAGGGCGCGATCGTCAACGACTACACCGCCAAGACCGGCAAGAGCGCCGACGAGATCCGCGCCTGGATGGACGCGGAGACTTGGTTCACCGCCGAAGAGGCGAAGGCGAACGGGTTCGTCGATGTCGTCACGAACGCGCAGAAGCCGCAGAACACCTGGAACCTCGCGGCCTTTGCCAAGGCGCCCAAGGCGCTGATGGAAGCGCCGCCCGATCACGCGCCCCCCGATCCGGCCGAAACGCCGACCAACAACGAACCCGCCTCGGCGGGTTTTTTCATGTCCGCAGCCAACGCCAACCGGCTGCGGCTTGTGCAGATTGCCTAGCGCTTCTCGCGCTGCAAACCGCTGGGCGCCCGGTCGGCGCCTTATTTCTTTTCGAAAGGTCAGAAATGACGATCCAAGCACTGCGCGAGAAGATCGAAAACCTCGCCCGCCAAGCCAAGAACATGATCGAGTCCAAAGGCAGCGAAAGCTGGTCCAAGGACGAACAAGACAAGTACGACGGCTTCATCAACCAGATCGAGGAGGCGAAGGCCGGCATCAAGCGCCTGGAGCAGATGCGCGAACTGGAGGCCGAGAACTTCTTCAACGAGGCCAGCGAAGAGGCCCGCAAGCGCGCTGCCAAGCCCGGCAATGACCCGGTGGAGATCGACGCGATGCAGGCCGTGGCCCTGTACCTGCGCCACGGCAACAACGTGACCGCCGAACAGGCGATCGCGATCCGCAACGCGATGTCCACCACGACCACGACCGAAGGTGGCTACACCGTTCCCTCGGAAGTGTCTTCGATGGTGATCGATGCCCTCAAGGCATACGGCGGCATGCGTGACGTGGCCGAGGTCATCACGACCGAAGGCGGCAACCCCTGGAACTTCCCGACGTCGGACGGCACCTCGGAAACCGGCGAAATCGTCGCGGAAAACGGCGCCGCCTCCGCCGCGGACATCACGTTCGGCACCGTCGCGCTCAACCCGTTCATGTACAGCTCCAAGAAGATCGCGCTGCCCTGGCAGCTGATCTCCGACAGCGCTGTCGACGTCGTGGCCTTTGTGGTCAACCGCCTGGCGACTCGCCTGGGCCGCATCACGAACACCCACTACACCACGGGCGATGGCTCCAGCAAGCCCTATGGCCTCATGGCTCGCGCCAGCGCCGGCAAGACCGGCACGACCGGCCAGACCTTGACTGTGATCTACGACGACCTCGTGGACCTGAAGCACTCGGTCAACCGCGCCTACCGCCAAAACGGCAAGTGGATGATGAACGATCTGTCGGTCGCCATTGTGTCCAAGATCAAGGACACCACCGGACAGCCGATCTGGCAACCGGCCATCACTGCGGGCGCCCCGGACATGCTGCTGGGCCATCCGGTGGTGACGAACGACGACGTGGCTGTCATGGCCGCCAACGCCAAGTCGATCGCCTTCGGCGACCTGTGGCAATACAAGATTCGCGACATCAAGGACAGCGTGATCCTGCGCCGCTTCGATGACTCGGCGTTCGCGCTGAACGGTCAGGTCGGCTTCTGCGGCTGGATGCGCACGGGCGGCAACCTGGTCGACACGTCGGCCGTGAAGTACTACGCCAATAGCGCCAGCTGATCGACATGGCGAAGGACAAACCGGCGGCAACGCCGAAGCCGACGCCAGCTCCCCTACCAGCACCCGAGTTGTTCAAGGCTCGGGTGCTGGCGACGAGCGCCTTCGGCGCGATCGACGAGGTGGTCGAGCTGCCTGCGGATGCGCTTGCGCAGGGCGTGGCGGCCGGCCACCTCGATCCCCACCCCGACGCGGTCGCATACGCGACCTCACTCAAGTAAGGAATCGCCATGCGCGACATGCACAACATCATCGACGTGAAGCGCGTGATTTCGCCCGTCTCTGTTGCCGACAACACGGCGCAGGTGGGCCAGATCATCGACCACGCCGGCTTTGAGTCGGTCGAGTACGTCATCGCCTTGGGCTCGATCGCGGATGCCGACGCCACGTTTACCGTGCTGCTCGAAGAGGGCGATGCCTCGGACCTGTCTGACGCGGCGGCGGTGGACGATGCCGTCCTCGTCGGCACGGAAGCACTGGCCGGCTTCCAGTTCGACAGCGACAACAAGTGCCGGAAGCTCGGTTACAAGGGCGTGAAGCGGTACTCGCGCCTGACCATCACGCCTGCGAACAACGCGAGTGCGGCGCTTCTGGCCGCGGTCTGCGTGCTGGGTTGTCCGACCAACGGCACGACCACCAACCCGCCGGTCTGATAACGCACTCCCTGCGTTGAACGGCCTCCTTCCGGGGGGCCGTTTTGCGGAGGACGCGCCCTATGAAATTCAAGGTCATCACCCCGATCGCGACGGAGCCGGTGACGCTGGCGGACGCGCGCCTGCATCTGCGCATTGACGCGGGCGACACCAGCGAGGACGACCTGATCACGGCGCTCACGATCACCGCGCGCGAAGTCGCCGAGCACTACACGGGCCGAGCGCTTGCGCCGCAGACGCTGGAGGCGGCGCTGGACGCGTTCCCAAGCTGCCGCGGCGAAATCGAACTGCCGATGCCGCCGGTCACGGCGATCACCAGCATCAAGTACACGGACCAGGGCGGCATCGAGCAGACCATGGACGCGTCCCTGTATTCCCTGAGTACCTATGGCGACAGCCGGCGCGTGGCCCCCGTCTATGGGCAGGAGTGGCCGCTCACGCAGTGTATCGGCGACGCCGTGCGCGTCCGCTTCACGACGGGCTACACAGCGCTTCCAAAAGCCGTGAAGGCCGCGATGCTGCTGCTGATCGGCCACCTGTACGAGAACAGGCAGGAGATCGTCACCGATGCGCGCGCGGTAGCCGTCCAGATGCCCATGGGCGCTGCGGCGCTGCTGGACACGGTGAAGGTCTGGGCGGTCTGAATGGACATCGGCAAGCTCAATCGCCGCGTGGTGATCAAGCAGCCGCCGGTAGCCCAGGATTCCCTCGGTCAGCCCACGGGCGCCTGGACGGACCTCGCCACGGTGTGGGCCAACGTGCGCTACCTGAACGGCGTGGAAACGCTCAAGGCCGACAGCCCGACCTCGCAGTCGAAGGCGTCGATTCGCATTCGCCACCGCACCGACGTGACGGCGGCGATGCGCCTCGTATTGGGCGCGACCGTGTTCCAGATCAACGCAGTGCTGCCCGACGAACAGGGCAAGCAGTACGTCGACCTCGTCTGCGAGGTGATCGCATGAGCGGATCAGACGGCACCTACGAGGATCTCTACAAGCCAAGCCGCCGACCGTCTGTCCGGCGCGCGAAGTACGCCGGCAAGAACACCTTCAGCATCTACGTGAACGCCGACATCGATGATCTGATCGACGGCATGAGCGCGGACCTGCAGGACGCCGTGCGGCCAGCCGCGCAGGCGGCAGCGCAGGTGCTGTATGAGGCGGTGCTCACGAACGTGGATGCCATCGGATCTGTGACTGGCAACCTGCGCAGCTCCATCTACCAATCGTTCTCCGAGGAGCAGAGCGTGCAGGCAGCGGGCGGCGGCTACCTGAAGGCGAGCTATCACGTCTCCTGGCGAACGGCCAAGGGGACGGGCCTGCCGCGCGCCCCGCATGGGCACCTCGTGGAGTTCGGGCACATCCAGAAATACAAGGTCTATCTGGGGCGCGACGGCCACTGGTACACGAACAAGAAGGCGCCGCTGCCAACGCCCATCCAGGTCGCCGCCCGACCCTTTATTCGGCCCGCGTCGGCCCGCGCCGCAGAGGCCGCCGACGCAGCGCAGCGCGTTTTGCTCGCGGCGGTGAACGGGAGTGCGCAATGACCTTCGAGGCCGACCTCTACACGCTGCTGAAGACCGTCACGCCGCGGGTGTTTCCCGACTTCGCGCCGACATCGACGCAGCCGCCCTACGTGACTTTTCAACAGGTCGGCGGTGAAGTCCTGAACATGGTGGCGAACGTGGCGCCCGGAGTGCGCAACGCCCACATGCAGGTCAACGTATGGTCGGACACCCGTGCCGAGGCAGTGCAGGTCATGCGCGCCATCGAGGACGCGATGTGCCAAGCGAGCGCCTTTGTGGCTCGCCCGATCGCCGCAGCGGTCGCCGATTACGACGCCGAAATCCCAGTGTACGGGTGTCGGCAGGACTTCACCTGCTGGCACACGAATTAGGGCCGAAAGGCCCGCCCCGATGAGAGAGCCCGCCTAGCGCGGGTTTTTTCATTTCCGCCCGCCTTGGGCAATCGCAACCAACTGCCTTCGGGCGGTTTTTTTGTGCCCCGCAAGGGCGAAAGGTAAGTTATGAGTTTCAATTTCCCGGAAGGGACAAGGTTCTATTTTTGCAGCCTCGACAACTTCGCTGCCGCCAAGACCATCACGGCGGTGTCGAACGCCAACCCGGCGCAGGCGACGTCCGCCTCGCACGGCTACGTGGACAGCGACGAGGTGCTGTTCATCTCCGGCTGGGAGGACGCGACGAACCAGATCCTGCGCGTGGACCAGCAGGACGTGGATCACTTCAACTTCCTGGGCCTGAACACCACGAACACCCGCTTCTACCCCGCAGGCTCGGGTACGGGCACCACGCAGAAGGTCGGCTCCTGGGTGCAGATCCCGCAGGTGACGGGCGTGCAGACCTCGGGTGGCGATCCGCGCTTCACCGACGTCCAGCTGCTCGCCAGCCGCAACGCGCTGAAGATCCCGACTGGCTTCAACGCGACGACCACCGTGATCTCGCTGGCCCACGATCCTGCGGACACGAACTGGCTGGCAATGATCGACATCTCGCGCGCGCTCACCCCGGTCGGCTTCAAGATGGCCCTGGGCGGCGGCGGCACGACCTACGCCTACGGCTACATGGCCGTGAACGAGAGCCCGAAGATGAACGTCAACCAGGTCAACACGGTGGACGCCTCGTTCGCGTTCCTCGGTCGCCAGATCTCTTACGCGACCTGATCCCCCTTCTGGCGCAACGCCAGTTCCCTGAGCACCGGCCCCGGCTGGTTCTCTCCTTTCGCGGGGAGAGGCCGGCTGGGGCACGGGCGTTTCACTCACCCCGCGAAGGAACAATCTCATGCCCTCCATCAAGCTCGGCAACCGCCCCAAGTCGTTCGACTACGTCGTCAAGTTCAAGGACTTGGACGGCACGGAACTGGCCGTCCCCGTCAGCTACAAGTACCGCACCCGCAAGGAGTACGGCGCCTGGAGCGACGCGTTTGCCAAGTACCCGGACACGAAGGACGCCATCGGTGAAGACGGGCAATTCAAGGCCGAGGCGTACATCGAGCAAGTCTCGGAGTGGAGCGCCAACAAGCTGATGCAGTGCCTTGACGGCTGGAAGTTGGACGAGGAATTCAACGCCGCCAATGTCAAGCAGCTGTGCGACGAGATGCCAGCGTGCGCCGAGGCCATCATCGACGGCTACAAGAACGCGATCCTCTCAGGCCACCTGGGAAACTGACGCAGGCCGCGGCGGCGCTTTACGAGCGCCAGCGGCAGGTGGGCGAGCGCGACGCCATCGGCGCGGCCATCGCGCAGGCGATGAAAAACAGGGTGGTGGAAGTCTGGCCGGAGAACTGGCAGACCTTCCGCCTCTTCTACGACCTGCAGACCCAGTGGCGCATCGGCTTCGGCGGCGCCACTGGCCTGGACTACGGCGTCCTGTACCGAGACCTTGACGACCTGGGCATCACCGGCGAGGAGCGCCTTCGCGTGAAGGCGGACCTCCGGGCGATGGAGCAGGCCGCGCTTGACGCGATGAACCCCGATTAAGGACGACCGCGCATGGACCAACGCAAAATCCAGCTTGTCGCCGAGGTCGATGCGTCCGGCGTGACGCCAGGCTTCGAGAAGGTCAAGCAGGGCGCGCGCGACATGGCGCAGTCCGTCGTCCAGTCCGGGCAGGCGGCGGGCAAGGGACTGGACCCCATCGGCGAGGGCGCCAAGCGCAATGCAGACGGCCTCACGCGCGAAGAAAGCCGCATGCGCGCGTCGATCCAGCGCGCCACCCTCGACCTGCAACTGATTGGCAAGACAGCTTCGCAAAAGTTCGAGGCCAAACTCGAGTTCAAGGGGCTGGACCCGGCGAAGTTTCAGGCTGACATCGCAGCGCTGAAGCAGGCCGAGGCGCAGGTGCAGGCAATCGGCGCGGCAGGCAAAGGCAAGCCGAGCGCCGATGCGCAGGACGACATCAATCGCACGCTCGCCGCGATGGCTGGGGCGTCGTCATCGATCGCGCGCGTCGATGCCGCGTTGCAGCAGCTGCGAGTGACCGCAGCCGGTTCGCTCGCCCCGGTCGAGGCTTCGGCCAAGACGATGTCGCCGGCAGTGCTGCTGCAACTGTCGAAGATCGACACCGCACTGCGCGGCGTGCAGACAGAGGCAGGACAGACAGCCGCCTCTCTGGCGAAAGTCAGTGGGGCAGTTCCGTCCGCACCGGCTGCGCCCACCGCAGCCCTGACTGCAGCCCCGCCGCCCGTCGTCATCGCGCCACCGCCGCTGCCGCCCGCCACCGTGCGGTCAGCGATCGAGTCGCAGGCGGCAAACAACGCCGCCGGAGCCGCCGATCTCGCCAAGCGGCTTGCGGCCGGGGCTGCCGCCCTCAACACCGAGCCGGTCAAGCAAGCTGGCAAGGACGTTGAGGATCTGGGCAAGAAGTCTGACCTCTCGACCCAGCAAGTACAGGGCTTGTTTCACGCGGTACGCGGCGTCGTGGACATGACCCTGGCCGGTCAGAGCCCGCTGCGCGCGTTCGCGATCGAAGGAGCGCGCCTGACAGGCACGTTCGGCGGAGCCG